GCCAGCGACGCAAGTCGAGGACAGTGCGCGGGACCTGCAGCAGAGCCAAAGGATGACGGATCTGCAGTATCTGGCTTACGGAGATCCGAAGGACCAAACAGGAGGGGCAGTCTACCGGCCCGCCGCACAATATAAGGCAGCCAAAATTTCCGAAGCATGGCGGGTTCTCGGAGATGCTGATTCATCGACTGGTCAGCAACAGACTGCCAACGCTGTTTTGAAGCAAGCGGGGCTCGATGCCGTCTCGGATCCTGAACTGATTGGTCGTCGAATCGTGCCAGGCTCGCCAGAAGATCTGTCGCGCTACACGACGATGAATACGGGTTTGAGCTATCGGATGCTGCAGGACATAGGGATGCAGTACCCTGGCGTGGAACCTGAAAAAAAGGCGTTTGCCCAGTACGAAAGCGCAGGGCAAAAACAGCAGGACGTCGGAGTTTTTCAGGGTGAAGCGCCCGCTCGGGCAATTGGGCGTGCCGCGCCGGTTACCACAACAGACGGAACGAATGCCGCTCCGACAGGGACGAAATCCAACATCGGACTCACGAACACCATCGGAAGCGAATTCGGTGAAGTGGATAACCCGCAAGGTGGAGGTTACACAGAACCCAACTGGGACGTTGGCGCCTGGGGTGACAAGATCTCGGGCAAAGAAACAAACCTGGTGGCGCTTCCTCCCGATAAGCTAAGAGCTTACGGGTACGGGAAAGGCGACAGCAGTTTCGCCAAGAAATTCAACGCCCAGTACGACATCCAGGTCGTGAATCCGACGAACGGTCAGGTAACAATCACGTCGCTCGGAGACATCGGACCTGGTAAATCTACAGGTGCCGGCCTGGATATGACCTGGGGAACTCGCGAAGCGATCGGGCTTGATCAGAATTTCAAAGGCCCGATCCAATACCGGATCGTCCCGAAAGGGTCCGCTTTGCCTGACAACACTGTCATAAGCAACGCCGCGGTTAAAGGTGGTGCTGCCGTTGGTAATGCAGCAGCTGCCGCGCCGGCACATACATTCTATATCCAACCGCTCAATCCGAAAGATCTCAAAGATCCCGAGATCTACGGAGCGCAAATGACTTCCGAAGACAAGGCTCGATGGGCGCGCCACTTGGCGGATGATTACGCGGGCCAAATGGACGATGCCGGCAGTCCTCTGACCGTGGCACAATACAAAGATATCTACAAATCGATGTACGATGGCACTGACAAGAAGAGCGTCGGTGAAAAGCCAAAGGACATGTCGCCCGAAGTCAATACGCAATTCGCTGGACTAAATAACATGATCCCGCAAATCGATGCTCTCAACGAAGCACATAAGGTTGCCCTGAATAAACTTGGTGCGGGAATGAATCCTCTGGGGATTGGTGTGAGCCAAGAGAAAAATGATTTTGTCGGACAACGCGATGCACTTGTCGGACCGGTATCTAAAAGCTTGTTTGCGAACGTTGGCTCACTCAGTGACACCGACGTGAAACGTGCGCAAGGTGCGCTCCCGGGCGAGTGGGATGACGAAGTTGAAGCGCAGAAAAAGACTGATCGTGCCAAGGCTAATGTCTTGGCCCAGATGCGGACGATCATCGAGATGCAACGAAACGCGCATGTCGACACCTCTGGTATTGAGCAGATGTACCAAAAGGCAAAGGCTGGTTATCAGAAGGATCAGCAAGATCGGAGCAAGAAAACCAGTGTAGGTAAGATCCAAGCCGCGAGCCAACCTGCAGGTCAATCGAGCATGGAACCAAGGACCGCAGAATCTGTTGGACAACCACCAAGGGACACTTGGGGACAGCAATTCTAGCGATGCCTGGTCTTCTCACACTTAACCCGCAGCAGCAGACCGACGAGCCTGTCGGTATCCCTGCGGCGCCAAGCCAGGCGCCGCAACAGCCAACTGGTCAACCTGGTCAGCAACCCGGCGACTCGACAGCTCCAATTACAATTGGCGGGCCAGTTTCCAATATTCTTGCGGCGCAACAAGCGGACCAGCAGAAAACCTATGGTGTTAACGCGGATGTGGTGAATGCGTTTAATACGTTCATCAATCAAGGTGGCGACTTCAAAAAGCTTGATTCCACGACTTTGGCGGATGTCGTGGACAGCGCGAAGGGTTTACCTCCGATCGATCATCCCGAGCAGGATCCTGCCCGGTTTTATGCGTTGTATCATAACGGGGTTTACGCAGTTCCAGGCCCGCTCGAGATCGGCCAGGATATCGGCAAGAGCTTCATTGGGATGGCGAAGCTGGCCGTCGTGCAAGGCTCAAAAAACCTTTTCAATTGGTGGGTGAATACCGCTGGCACAACCGGGCTTGGGCCGGGTTTGAGTATCGGACCAGGGCTAAATGATTACACCGATTATCAAGCGAAGGGATTAAGCACCAGTGTGCAAGCGGGTCGAAGTGACTGGGACTTCTACACTTCGCAATTGCCACACGGGATGGCCGATATTGTTAGCAGCGCGATTATTAACCTCAAGAAAATGGGGCAAAGCGATCCGGACAAGCTCGCGCAACTAGACCTGCAACAGTCTGAGATCCTCCGCCAGAATGCTCTGCGCGATGCGGGATACCAAAAGAACATGACCGATGCGCGCGACGCCACGGTCGATCTTTATCAGAAGATCGGGATGGACGATTACGCGGCGCGCATCCTCAAAGCGAAACCGACAGCAGACGAGATTCAGTTGCAGGGGATGCTAATGGATCCCACGACTTATCTCGAGGCGGGAGCTGGGCTTATCTCCGAAAATGTCTTTAAAGCCGGCGTGCGTTCGACACGCCTGGCAGAGGCGACAGCTGCGGTGACTGAGCTTGAGGGACGCATGTCTCAGACTGCTCTACAACGTTCAACGTTCGAAGGCGTACTCGACGGCAGTAAGACACTTTCAAACGAGGAACGGGCGAGTTACCAAACTAATGTTGCGCGTCTGAAAACGGTCGAGCAGAAGCTTGCTGAGGATCACGCCAAGGCGAGTACCGAATACCAACAAGCCGTTGCGCAAGCCGGCGATCAGCTGTCCAAACAAGCTCAAGCTAATCCGTTCCGTGCAGCTACTGGCACCCTGGCGCAACTTGGCGGCCAAGGAGCGCAAGCCGTTGGTAAAATGGCCGATGCAGTATCCAAGTTTCCAGAGGCGATCGTAGAAAAGATGATGCCGACAGCCGATGAGGCGACCAAAGCGGCAGCTGCGGACGGACTGAGAAAATGGGGAGGCGTACTCGGTCATGTCGCCGGTGGTATAACTGGCGTGGCCCTAGCAGGTCCGTTTGGCGTCGCGCTCGGACCCGCATTCAAATTAGGAGCTGAAGCACTGGCCAACCCGACGATGCTCAAACAGTTTGGACGTGACATCGCGACGGTGGGCGAGCAATACGCCATGGCGCAGCAGACGTTACCATTCTGGCGTAATATCGCGGAACGAACAACCGGGCTAACCAGTTTTGTTGCCAGCCGGCTCGATAACAATCTGGTCTATTCTATTCCCAAAGTTGCCACTGGTGCTGGCATGGGCGCGGCAATTGGTGGTGGACTGGCTTACGTCGGAAGCGGTGGAAACATCAATGCCGCTGCACAAGGGGTTGGTGGAGGAGGTTTTATCGGCGCGGCCGGCTCTGGCCTGGGGCAACTCCGGAATTTTAACAATCTGGCGGACCTCCGTGGCGCTGCTATTGGCGATCGGTCGCGGTTCCTTTCGAGCATCTCTCCTCAAAGCGCAAATCTGTTTAAGAAGCTCCATCCGGAGGTGCAACTCGCGACGTCGGTCTATGCGCAAGCGCATCCAGACGTGGACTTCCATTTTTTCAGCGATCCCACCAAGAGCCAAGGGAACGGTTGGTGGGAACCGAACAACCCTCGAGGCTCAATCTTCATTAATGTCGACGGTGACAATCCGGTCCATGCGATCACTGCTCACGAGATCGCTCATCACATTGCTGGTCACGGACTTGGTCAGACGGTCGCAGACTATCAGTTAGGCAATCCGTTGACTGGACAAATCGGAGTGACGACAGCCATCGGACCTGATGGCAAGCCGATGATCGAAAAGGATCCGATCACGCAACAACCGGGTTACGTTCAGACGCCAGAGTTCGAGGCGTTCAAAGCGGACTACAACCAACGCAAGATCCGCGATAATCCGAAGGCTGCACCGGAAGGCAATTATGGGATTGCGCAAGAGATGTTCGCAGACATGCACGCGGATTATCTGCACGACCCGGAGAATCTACAGAAAATGGTTCGCGGGCATGTCCCGTCTGACATCTTTAGCGAGAATGCCGTGAATAATTACCTGGCCAAACTCGGGTTTGGTGGCGATCCGACGACCGGCAATCCGATACCAACTGGTTCCTTGGAAGGAGCGAAGGGATTAGTCGATCTGGTCAACAATTACTACAAGCAACGCAAGTGGAAGCAATCGCCTATTGAGGGGGATCGCGGCGACACTCATGTAGCAGCCGGCGACGTAGTAAAAGGGACTCCTGAATTTGATCGCGTTGCGAAAAATCTAGATTCGACCGGCGACATCGTTCGCAATCCAGATGGGTCCATTAAAGTGGGGCTCGACGGACGCCCGATCATCAAAACGCCGAGCCAGGCTGATAAAGATCATGCCGAACTCGGCAAAGATGTTCAGGATGTTTACCGAAAGCAGCCAAACTTAGAAGGCGCGCCCGGCGACAACCTGCTCAAACACGTAACTGACCGTGACGGTCGAGAATTCCTTCGCGGCCAAGTTGTGCCCCAAGAAGTCTTCGACCATATCACGGCACTGAATAAGCATAATGGCAACCAGATAGTAAACTGGCAGAAGATGAACGGAGTTATGGCTCGAAACGACGGGACCATGACCGAGGGTGTTTATAATACCGCCTCTAAAGGTAAGGGCCGATATGCTACTCTGCCATCTCGATCACGCGTTCTCGTTCCCTTGGAGACAGAGATCAGCCTTAAGACCAACCAGGTAAACATGAAGAGTTACGATCCGTCGCAACTCCAGGCTAATGCGGTCAAAATGCTCAAAACCAAGGCGGGAAAAGAACTCTACAACGGGCATCTTTCGCCGGCACTTGACGACATTCGCACTTACATGAACAACCTCGCCAACGGGCGACCGGGCGAGACGGATATCGGGATGCAAAAGAAAGGCATCATTAATACGCTGTTCGGATTCAATACCGACGCCAATCCAACCGTTGCCGGCATCGCGAACCGCAACCCGAGCGTCATTAAAAGTTTTCGCATCGATCGGATGAACCAGATTCACGAGATCCCTGGCGCTCGTGAGCCATTCCATCCGGAAACCTACGAGCAGGTCCGCTCCTTCATGCAACCGCGAGGAGAATTCAATCACGCTTTGTCTCACCCTCAGACGATAGCCGAAGCACAGGCTCTACCCCCAGGCACACACTTTATCGATCCAAAAGGTAAACGGCGACAAAGACCATGAACGAAGATGAATGGGATGTATTTCCTCAAGCCGATCATCCGCTCGATTCGCATTTAGGTGGCGTCTTAAAAGGACAAGGTTCCGCTTTCGAGGATGCTGGGCACAAATACGGAGTCGATCCTATGTTATTGGCAGCGATTGCCACGCTGGAAAGCGGACATGGAACATCTCATGCGGCGGTGGCTTACAATAACCCGACTGGGATGATGGATCCCAACAGCAAAGACCAAAAACAATTTATTCGTTACGATTCCATCCCAGACGCTATTGAGGCAACAGCTAGAAATCTGTCTCAGAACTACCTGCAGCAAGGACTTTCAACGATCGATCAAATCGCGAGCAAGTATTCTCCTTCTGATGCCAAGAACGATCCTCACGGGACTAACAGAGAATGGCCTGGCCAAGTTCGCCAGATCTATCAAAAGATGGGTGGAACTCAGGAATACTTTGGACCTGCACAAGTTGCGAAGGCTATTCCAATTATGCGAGGAGACGTTTAAAAATAACTCTCGACAGATACGGAAATCGATACAATGCCCTTCAATGGGAACTCTGAACCATCATGAATGCACCTCCTGTACCCTGGACAACCAACCCGCGGTCGACTCAGCCCAACGGGACAGTGCCGGCGCAAACCTGCTCTTGCACAAAAACCGTGGCCTATTCGTGCGAGCGCGGTGCCACGTTCTCGAGCGAAATACAACTCTCGATCACTGATTCGAGCCTCACTCCTCCCGTCACCAGCCCGGTCGATCTGACGGGTTCAACCTTCCAGTTCACCGGTAAGCCCAGCCAGGACACGCCTGACAATGATCCCGCTGCCATCATCGTCGACTGGCAGGAAACGACGTCGCCGCTCGATGGTTCGACTTGGTTGACTGTCCCGGCTGCGACAACTCATGACATGCAGACCATCGCCTACGTTATCCAGGTACGTATGGTCAGTCCGTCCGGAGTCGTGACCCCGCTGGTTGCCGGTACGCTGACGATCACCGAACCGCCGGCTAGCGCACGATTCGCGATAGCACCGTGATTTATTGTAATTCGTAAACCGCAGTGCCGCCAAACGTCATGGAGTTGGCCCAGGTCGGATTAGCGTTGGCCGTTGTAACGATCGAACCGCCGGTGCCACCTGCTGCCACGGTCATCGAGTACCCGAGCCCCCCTACGATTGTTTCGCGTAAGAAAAAAACAGATTGCCGTTTAGGCGCTCCTGGCAGCCCGTTAATCGTCATACTTCCCGAGGCGGTGCCGATGTTGGTAACCGCTACACTGATATTGACAAAGATCGTCTTACCGATTGCCAAATAAGCTGAATTGCTTGACTGCGTTGTAATGATGCCAGCACCAGGAGTGAGAGTTAAGGTCACCGCGGTCCACGCCGTTGATGTCAACGCGTTGAGCGATGGCTGCTGAAAAACGGCGTCTCCACGCAAAAAAGTGGCCGTATTATTGTTCGGCGTCGGGACCAATCCTGCAGCTGTTGCCGTAGCCATGGCCAGGACGTCAGTCCCTCCAGTGTTATGACTGCTGGCGTGCGCGGACGGCGCCGGTTGAGTCCCTCCGAGCATCGCATAGGTAACTTGTTTTTGGGTCGCGTCCGATGCATAAAAATTATTCGCAAAATTGTTGGCGACTGGCATCAAGCCACGAGCGGCGGTGCTCGCCGAAGGAATCTGATCGGTGCCCGTGACGTGAGTTGCCTCGTGCGCAGTGGGACTCCTGGCATTAGTCAATTGAGGATCATCGCCCGAAACGGTTTGGGCATGAGTTGTCGCCGCAATCCCAGCAGCAACGCCTTGCACCAAGGTTAACGAATCACTGCCGAGCGTCGCCTTGTTATTGGCGTTGGCGCTGACAGCAGTTGGGCCAGCTGGGCCGGTCGATCCAGTCAAGCCAGTTGGACCTTGAATGCCTTGGGAACCAGTTACTCCCTGGATTCCTTGCGGTATCGTGAAATCAAATACGGCAGCCGAACTCGACCCGCTATTGGAAACTGCGGCGCTAGAACCCGCCGCACCAGTCGTTGTCGTCCCAGCGGCTATGCTCGCGGCCGTGCCGGCTGGCCCGGTGCCACCGGGTGGACCTTGTGATCCAGTCGAGCCAGTTGGACCTTGCGGTCCTTGACTACCGGTAGGTCCCGCAGGTCCCGTAGGTCCCGTCAGGCCTTGAGTCCCAGTGTTTCCAATTGGACCTTGCGGACCAGTAGCGCCTGTAGCGCCCGCAGTGCCAGCTGTCCCTTGCGGTCCTTGACTACCGGTAGGTCCCGTAGGTCCCGCAGGTCCCGTAGGTCCCGTAGGTCCCACCGGTCCCTGAATAGGTCCGACATCCTGCCATAGGCCGGGGGCACTCCAGACCCAACCATGCCCAGTGTCCAGGGTAACCCAAAGGTCCCCATAGGTATTGCCGGTAGAAGGAAGTGCGGCCTGGTTTGCCACCGAACCTTTTAAGACAACCGAAGTACCGGGATTGCCTTGCGGACCTGGTGGACCCGTGGGGCCTTGAATCCCCTGGATCCCCTGCGCGCCGCCCGGTGCGGTGAGAGCCGCACTTGCCACACTTGAGCCGGGGATTGCTGCACCTGGAATGCTCATTTTAGAAATAGGTTACTACCACGACGCAACCACCACCCCCATTGCCTCCAGCCCCGGAGCCGCTCAGTGTCGTTAAACTAGCGCCGCCACCACCCCCTCCACCACCGTATAGACCTCCGTTGCCACCTTTGCCTGGAGTTGCACCGCTGACTTGTGAGGCACCACCCCCTCCACCGCTTCCTGCTTGATGAGGTGGATTAGTGGCTATTTGCGCGGCATTTAGCCCGTTAGTCCCCACCGGACTACCGCTAGTTCCACCTGCCGCTCCAGTTGTTGGACCATAAAAAAATGGGAGTTGCGCACCGCTGGCGCCCGAAACGTTCGCTGGACTCGTAGCCAGACCACCACCACCCCCTCCACCGGTTCCCCCGATAATGGAAACGGTAGGCGCGGTCCCCGCTCCGGCAGCCGCTCCACTCGCACTGCCCGCGCCCCCCGGATATCCTGTTGAATTACCGTATCCACCTTGGCTCCCAGCCGCACCCGCAGCACCACCACTCTGGCCTCCACCACCTGGATTGCCGCTCGTGGTGTATAAAAAGGTGCCAAAAGTGCTGGCTCCTCCACCCGCGCCGATATTGCCGTTTCCAGCCACCGTCTTGCTGGCTCCTCCAGCGCCTCCGCCACCGACATTGCCGGTTACATTTACTCCACCGAAAGCGGACGCACTGAAACGCGCATTAGCGAAACAACTGCCAGAACCACCACCACCACCACCACCCGCCGTTCCACTAGCCACGTATGCCCCGCTACCTCCGCCAGCTCCCCCACTAATACAAAAGACTTCAACCCATTTCGGCGTCGCGTAGGTGGGATAAATCCACGTAAAGGCGCCAGGAGTAGTGAAAATCTGCACGTCGATACTCGAACCAATAGGTGGGGCAACAGGATTAAGGAGCGTTACCGTGTTACCCGCTTTGGCTGTGACTTGCAAAGCGCCTGAAAGGCCCGCTCCGCCAGCTCCGTCGACATAGATAAGTTGGCCGACAGTCACCCAGGAAGCGTCGGCCAAAGTAGCCGTGGTCGTCGAACCCATTGCTGGCACCGTGAACCCTGCAACGGTAGTGGACTGAGCGTTAACGCCTTGCGGACCTTGAACACCAGTGCTACCAGGGGGGCCAGGAACCGTACTGGGTGCACCTGGAATTCCTTGCGGACCTTGAGGACCGGTGCCACCGGGCGGACCAGTGCTGCCTTGCGAACCAGTGGTTCCCTGTGGGCCAGTTGGGCCAGTTGGTCCGGCTGATCCAGTATCGCCTTTTGGGCCTTGCACACCCTGTGGGCCAGTGGTTCCTTGTGGCCCGGTTGGGCCAGTTGATCCGGTCGATCCAATATCGCCTTTCGGACCTTGTACACCCTGTGGGCCAGTAGTTCCCTGTGGGCCAGTTGGGCCAGCTGGTCCGGCTGGTCCGGGGTCGCCTTTCGGGCCTTGATTGGCAACTGAGGAAATCTCGAACACCATGTCCGGATGACTGATATCGATATCCAGACATTGACTGAACAGGTCTACATTAATGTCGATTCTTGATAAATCGACCTCGAGACTGTCACACGGGTTTGGGGCTGCTGTCGGCATTGGCGTCCTCAATCTTCTCTACTTCCAAACTAGGGAGACTATCGAACATTTTCTGCAGGTCTTCCGGACTCGCGATCGTGCGATGCTCAACACGCGCGGTGTACCCGCCGGAGTACAGCTGGTGCCCTTGGTAGACAGACTGCAGCGCCCGACCCAGATGTTCCGGAGGAATCAGGTGCGCGTTCTCAATTAGTTGTTCGGTGAGAATCTGCGTCGCCTCCGCCAATTGCGTCGAGATGTGGCTCTTGATGTTTTTGATGCTATCCGGGTTCGCGTGCCGGACACGGCGAATGACTTCCTCTTCCAGGCCTAAAAGTTTGTTGATTTTGGCCGGCGAATTGCCGCTGGCCAACAAGTGCAGAAGCTTTTCCTTCAAGGCATGGAAGGTTGGATCCTGACAGATCAACTGCGCGCGGTACTCGTAACGATCGTTCAGGGTTTTGGCGGTTGGCGACAACCCGGTCCGATCTTCGCCGACCTTGATCAGTTCGAATTTACTTGCCACGATGCGTGGACTTTGCCTCTCTTTGCGGTCGCTATCGAGCAGAAAATTATAGAGATCAGGTTGACCGACGAGCAAAGAGTCGCCTTCGCGGCCGTGCTTCGCGCAGCGCATGATTCCAGACATAAGCGCAAAGCGACCCTATTCACGGTGGTGACTGACAGCTACATTCCTGATGACAAGTCATCAATTCTGCGTCTGCAAGTCGCGATGGTTGACTGGGAAACAGGCACCAAGATTGCCAAGATCCTGGTCGCAAAAGCGTTACCTATTCCCGAGGAATCGAAACATTTCGCCTGATTTTACTTGAGTTTTAAGGCTTATGGGCGATTATAGTGATCATGACGATGTTTGGGTTATTTCTTCTTATTTTCAAAATTTGGTTGGTTCTTATGCTTCCCTTCATTTTGAGCTGGGTTGGCTACGGCCTATTTGTCCTTGCCGGTCTAGTACTCGGGATCCCTTCTGACATCTGGAGGTTGATCAAAAATAAATGAAAATCGACATCATCAAAGCCAATGCCGCTATCGATGCCTATATTGCAGAACTGCGCGCTCCGTCCAGTTCACCTCGTGGGGTTTCCTCGCTTTATCGCAATAAAATCCTGTTGGAAAAGCACGGGGTAATTGAGAGCTGGCGCAAGCTCGATTTCCTTGATCATTGCGTACTATGGGCAGCCTGTATTGTAGCTTGTAAACGAGTACGGGAAGTATCCCGCATCGAGAAAGAACAACATGCTGTCACTCCGGGTAAATCCTTGGAAGGTACCCTGCGCAAATGGCGTAACCGTCCTCATCACTTCGACTCGCTGCTAACTCGGCTCGATAAACATCTGACTGATACCAGAGATCTACCCATCGATACGACACGGATGGAAATCGAGAGTGTACGTATCGTGGCTCGCGGACAGTCTGCTGTGTAGGAAAAATAAATGATGAAAAACAAAGCGCATTTAAGCCAAATTCAACGCGTTCACGATGAGGCCTGTCGCGAGTTAGAATTTTGGGAAGAGCAGGATTCGGTCGACATGTTCGAGCTCGCGAAAAGCCCGCGTTGTTGCGACCTCTGGCGCCAAATCGAAAAGGCCGATCGCCTCCTGAATCCTGTAAGTCGCAAGGAAGCACGTACATGCAAGACGAACTAGACGATTATCTATCCACCTGGCCGGGAACGGTCACGTTGCAACTCATTAATAGCGAGAAGTTAGCGACGCTTCATTACAACAAGCTGGTCGACAAATTTCTCTTCTATGTTAGGCCGTTTAATAGTCATCCACCGCTCATCGGTGGTTATGAACTACCCAAAAAATTAAGCGAGGAAGGCTGGAAGCTTCAATGAACGACTATCTAAATTCACCGCGGGTCTCGCCTCTTAAGACAGACCCCAGAATCACTCAGCGGCCAGTCAACTGGACAAAGATCGTCATCGCGGCGATCGGCGCCGGCACCGTGATTTCGGTCACCGATATCCTGCGCAAGGAACCTTCGAGGCCGGCTCCTCAACCTGTGATTCAACAAGCCATTCCGGTGCCGCCAACTAATCAACCGCCTCTGGTAGCGCCAACGCCTGCGCCGCTGGCAATGCCATTGCCTACGCCAGTGCTGGTGGTGCGTGCGCAACCGATCGAGCCTATGCCGGTCGTTCGCCGCGCTTCCCTAGTCGAAGGGCAATTTTTCGCTATCCAAATGCCTGACGGATCCGTGCCTCTCATCCGCTACATGGGCAACGTGGCAAACTTCGATCAACTCCCGAGGAACCCGAACCTGTACGATCTGTGGCATGTCGGTTCAAGCGGACATTCTTGGGTCTTTATGCAGCCAGTTGGTTTTTCGGCGCCCGCGTGGGTCGATCCATGAACGACAAAATTGAGGAGCTCGTTAAAGTTATTAAAGCCGGCACGCTGGCGATTAATCAGCGTAATGCTAACTTAGTCAGAGATGCTTATTGTTGGTCTGTAATCTGGGATCAAGCTTTTAGGGATCTCGGGCTTAATGATCTGCCGGATCCTGACGGAATCAGCGAATATCCACAGATCCTCGAAGATTGGTTAGCTAAAGCTTTCCGCGGCAATTTCGCGTCCGAAGAGTTATGCAGGGCATCTTTACACAAGCTGCGCGAGGTCGTTATTAAGAAAGGTCTTGGAGAGTGATTAGCAAATGAAAATACTATTAATAACGCTGCTGGCGTTGAGCACGGTCTCAGCGAGGGCTAGCGAAATAGATGATCTGAAATTCGAGATCGAGAATCTGGAATCCACCGTGAGCCAAAACAATTCCAAGCTGAACGATCTGGCTTACACCTTGCGCCAGCTTACTTCCAAGCTGGACGATATTGAAAGCAGCCTGATTCTGCTGGAAGCGAGAAAAAGATAAATGGAAGGACTGATCTGATTCCCTCCGTAATTTAAGGTTCGCAGAGATTTCTGGAATCGTATAGAGTTACAAGGCTTGTAAAGTATGCAAATCGGCAATCTCTCACCTCGACAACTCGCAAGGCGCTACGGCGTTTCCGTGCCGTCCATTTATCGCTGGCATCGCGAAGGCAAACTACCCCAAGGCGTTCGCCTGGCAAAGCGTGTCTTGCGCTTCAACCTGCTTGACATCGAAGAGTGGGAAAAATCCAAGCTTGGAAATGATCGAACCCAACATAGCGAAACTGATGTCGCCGGAAGATCAGGCGTACTATCGGCAACTGGGACTGATGCCGGATCCCGAGAAATCGAGTCGCAAGGTCCAGCTCAACGAACTCGCGGAACAAAGAGTATTTTCGCGCTTGATGAGCCAGCGCCGGATCTTGTTCATCAACCCCCAATCGAACAAGAAATCGACGATCGCGGTCGGTCATCCTGATTTCACAATTTTTCTCCCGAATGGCCGGCTGCTCTTGATCGAGATGAAGGTCCCCGGTGGCCGCCTTTCCCCTGAACAAATCGGACGCATTGAAGCACTGCGAGCCATCGGGCACCAGGTCGAGATTGCCTGGAGCGCCGATGAAGCGTGGAAAATTACGATCAAAGCTTACAAGGAGGCACTTGAAGAGAAAACACACGGATGAGGAATTGGCTTCTTGTGCGTTTCGCGAGTGGTCGTGTCGCAGACGTGTTTATAAACGGCTCGTCAGTGCGGGCAAAATGGCTGAGGCCGATGCTGACCATGAACTCTCCATGATGCGAGAGATCTCTGAATTCTTTCAAGAGAAGAGCCAACCAACTCTGATATGACTGACGAGGAGATCGACGCTGAGTTTGAGCACTTTTGGGAAATTATCAATTCCAACGAGAATTTGTCGGCGGGCGTCAAAGAAGTTGCCCGCCAGTGTTACCACGTCGGTGTCCGCGAAAATGAAAGAAAAGCATGACTGACAAACCCCTAGCAAAACGCAAGCCGAACGAACTGCGCGAATTAATCGAAGGTAGCGAGTTCCGCGCTCAACTGGCCAAAGCTCTGCCAAACGCGATGAGCCCTGAGCGATTTGTCCGCATTACCGTGACCTCCACTATGCGCAACCCGCGACTGTTGCAGTGTTCACGCCAGACGTTTTTTCGTTGTTTACTCGATCTCAGCGCCATTGGGCTCGAACCTGACGGGCGCCAGGCTTACCTGATACCGCGCAAAAACAAGAAGACCGGCGAAATCGATTGCACCCTGATTATCGGCTATCAGGGCATCAAGGAACTGCTCTATCGCAACGGCGACATTATTGATGAGCACTCCGATGTCGTCGGGGATATGGACCATTTTGAGTACGAATTCGGCAGCCAGAAACATTTGATACACCGGCCTAACGTTCATTCCCGCGGGAGAATTTTCGCTGCTTACTCTTACATTTCACTGCCACGCGGGGGACAAACCTTTCAGGTGATGGGTATCGAGGAGATTGAAGCAGTGCGCAAACGCAGCGCTAGTCCTGAAGAGGGTCCCTGGATATCTGACTGGAGCGAGATGGCCAAAAAAACGGTCTTTCGCAGGCTAGCGAAAGGGTTGCCGTTATCGCCCAAGACACGGGACGCGCTAGAGCTTGATCAAGCTGACGATCTGGCGCAACCGGTGAGTCCAACCCGCGCCATGATCGGAGGCAAAGCAATTCAGGCCATGCCCGATGAGGATCCGGGTCTGGCGTTTGAAGAGCCATTAGAGCCCCAGAGCGACGACGACGAGCCTGTGAGCCCGCCTGAAGCATCACAGAAGCCTCCCGGTCCACTCACCCGCCTGAAATGGGCACTCAAGGAAGCCGGTTTCAAGCCGGACGAACTGGTGGCGTTGCTCAAACTCCCAAGCGTGCATTTGATCACTGATGACCGCATTAACCGCATCGATCTGGTGCCGCGGCGCGCGCTCGAGCAATGTCTGGATGATTGGGATAACTGCGTTCTCAAATTAAAAGAGCAACGCGAGCTCGCCAAGCAACCCCAAGAGGAAGAGTTTCCGGCGTGATCAGTTACAGACTGGGCCGCCGCAAAAGCGGCACCATCACCGATCCGCGCATCCTGCAGCTTTTTTACACACGACTTGCTAACCAGAACTGGAGAACGCCATGCGGACTATACATGAAACGAAAATGGAGGTCGCAGAAGCTTGCTGGCAAGCCTTAGAGCAGAGCGGACTGCACCAATCGATGATTGCCATGGTCTCGATGGGCACAATCGAATTTCTCCCGGGTATCGAAGATGACCCCCAAGGGTATCAGAAACTGGTTGCGCACCTGGTCGAAGTAGCCTGGAAAGTCGGATTTGCCGATGGCCTTCTAGCCGTGGAAAACGGCACGGTCAAAGGCGTGAAAACAAAGTCGGAAACGGACAAACATGGAAACAACTAACGGGCAAGACAAAGACCCTCTTTCTGAGGAGACGATTCGCGCCATGACCGAAATATTGATCGATCAGATCAAACGGCGCAACCAGGTCATCCGCGAGCTGCTCCAATGGATTGATGCGGAATTCCGGCTCGATCAATATCCGCCGGATAGCCCCGGCCGCCAACTCTGGGAGCGAGCCATAGAAGCCATCAAATTCTGGCAATGAAGAGACGGTTATGACCTACTCCGAAACCCTGAAATATTTGAGTGAGCTCCCGCTCTCTGCTCGCCCGCCAATCAGTAAACCAGTCGATTCCGAACGACTGGATCTGCCGAGTGCCAGCGACGCCTATCCCCGCCGACGCTGCCTCGGCCGATATCAACTCATCCGCCACCTCAAAGAAACCGGAAAGCTCACGCCACGCCCCGCTGACCAGGACGCTACCTTCGGTACGCGTGTCCATGCGGCCTGGGCCGGCGAACCCATCGAACTCAGCGTTTTCGAAGCTCAGACTCTCGAGAAAATGCAACGCCTCGAAGCCATGCTGGTCACCGACTGGGCTGCCGGCCGCGCAGTCGCGCTCCTGGCGCGTGAACAGCGTTTGTGGTTGCATTCGGGTATTACACCGCTGCATTCAGGCCGATACGATTGCGCCTACGCAACCGCAAATTGGAAGGCCATGCTCTTTATCGACGGCAAAACCTTAATGGAACCCGTGGCACCGGCCGATACCAACGATCAACTGCGCGAGCTGGTCGCTCTGGCTCACTGGAACTATCCAAGCGTCGAGGAGTTCACCGTCGCTATCCTGCAACCCAACGTTGAGCGCCCCGTCTCGATGGCAACCTACGACCAGCTCGAGAGCGAACTCGCCTTGAGGCTTTTGCGTTGGCACCTCGACGATATCCAAGGACGCGACCTCCCGCGGATTTACGGCGACTGGTGCCGTCACTGTCCGGCCTTAGAATTTTGTCCGGAAGCCAAAGCCGGCATTGAGCCCGTCCTGGCCCATCAATTCGCAACCCAGGATGACAAGCTGGTTTTAACCACCGGCCTTGAGGGTGCCGACTTTTTGCGACGCCTGGTTCGTGCCAAGCATCTCATTGAAACGCTCTTGGCCTCCTATAAGGCGTTTTTAGAACAAAACCCCGACGAGATACCAGGCTGGTCCCTAAAGGCCGGCAAATCGAAGCGTACGCTCACCGATGTGCGTGCGGTGTATGAGGTGCTCGCCGGCACCGTGAGTCTCGAGGATTTTCTGGCTTGCACCAGTGTCTCGGTGACTAAACTCGAGCACGCCTTCGGCAAATCGCTCGGACTCAAAGCTAAAGCGCTTAAAGACACTTTTAACGCGCGCTTGGAAGCTGTCATTGACTGGAAAACCGACGCTCCCCAACTCGAGGACTCCCAATGACCGATCTCGGTGTCCTCATTGCCATCTGTGTGATTATCTTTGCCTGGTTTGCCTGGCACACAAAGTGAAGAAAGCTAAGAAAGTTAAGAACATCGGTCCGGCTGGACCTCAAGGCTTTACCGGCCCGCCCGGTAAAGATCTCAGCACAGAGCTGGCCGAGCTGGCGGCCCGAGTCGCTCAATTAGAAGAGGAAGTTTCCAAGCTTCGCAAAATGACACCAACAACTTGTCAATAACTCTGGGCTCGCCAAAGGAGAATATCCTGTGAATAAGAAAGAATAAGTTTGCCCTTTCGTGCTGGGAGAACCTGGGCGTAAAACAGGAGGCGCGCGCCTATGAGCAATCCTCTCCCCGGCAAAGAGTATTTCCTGGTCGATTCAGACCAGCTTGAGCAACTGATTTTAAAGCTCTCCCCAGAAATCAGGTATTCTTCCCGCCAGTTAGCCGATGTGCTGGCTGAAATCGTCCACCTAGAGCGCGAAAAGCGCGGACTGGGTCCACGTGGCGGCAAGGGAAGCCTCGAACTGAATAAAAACCGGCCTCTCAACCCGCACGCACCCGACTACACCGGCGAAGTCGCAATCTCGGGCAAACGTTACTTCGTCAAGGCTTACGTCGGAAGCGATCAGCAATTCATCAACCTGACGTGCTCGCCGCTATGAGCGCTTTTTCGCCTTCTCAATGCCGCGGTTGTCACTGGGCCTTGGAAGGCTTGAAAAGAAAACCCGACCCCACGCCAGAAGAAATGGCGGATAATGATGCGTTCTTTGATCGCCCGCCACGGGCTCACCGTTTAATCGATGATTCCCGTGGACGCGCCGCCCGGGCTTTAATGGATAAAGTCACGCTTTTGCTCCAGCCACCCATCACCGCAGAGTCACTCACCTTCTGGGAGGATTACGCAGAGCAGCTCGGGCATTTGTTTCTCCGCTCGCCGAAGGCGCTCAAAGTCTTGAGAGAGTTTTATCCTTTTGGACCCCGTTACGACTCTTAACCCCTCGCTCGGCCGCAAGTCATGGACGATCAACCTTTCGGTTACCAGCCTCCCACCCCAGATCCAGAGCTCGAAGCCGAAGTTCGCTCTTTTCTCAATGAACCCAAAGAAGCAGAGCCACCACCAGAGCCTGACCTTCATGAGCGCCCGATTAATATTCTCCCCTTTGATCCTGGCGCCCTCGATCCGCTCCTCTTGGCGAACTATCAGGCCGCCATTTATACCAGTGCCGCTCTGCAAACCATTGAGATCAAGCCGCGGGAGAAACTGCTCGGCGACTGGTTACTCGAAGCTGACCTCGGCTTTATTTACGGCGAGCGCGGCATCGGCAAAACCTGGCTGGTCTGCGCCATTGCCGCTAGCGTCAGTGCCGGTATCGACCTCGACTCCTGGCAAGCTCATGGTCCTTTTCCGGTTCTCTATATCGACGGCGAAATGCCCCTCGACCTGACTCGTGACCGACTCAAAGCTCTCTGCGGCGCCAACCACCGATTGCATGTCCTCCATCACGAGGTCCTCTATAACCAGTGCGCCAAGTCGATCAATATTGCCCAAGCTCAAATTCAGCGCGTCATCACCGAGCTCTGCGTCAAGAGCCAGTTCAAACTCCTGATTCTCGATAATCTCTCCTGCCTGGCTGCCGGCATGAAGGAAAATGATGCCGATGAATGGGAGAAACTCCTGATGTGGCTGCTCGAACTGCGCCGCCGCCGCATTGCCGTCATTATCGTCCACCATTCCGGTGCCTCCGGCTTACGCATGCGCGGCACCACCAAACGTGAAGACTCCGCCGCCTGGGTTATCAAAGTCGCCGAATCCCACGACGACCCTGAAAACGCCACTGCCAAGTTCACCTCGTCCTTTGAGAAAAAACCCAGGCTCATCTCTGAAGCCGAATGGATCCGCTCCTGGACTTTCAAATCCCAATCCAACGCTACAGTCTCTTTGTCTTGCTCCGAAATCAGTAACGAAGGCAAAGTCCTTCAGCTCATTCAGGACGGTTTGACCTCCGCCTCCGACATCGCCTCCGAAATCGGTGTCGCCAAGTCTCTGGTCTCCAGACTCGCTAATCGCCTCCACGCCAAAAACCTCATTTCCATCTCCGGCCGTCTCTACAAACCTCGCCTTTCTATGAGGTGAACGAGAGCCGTTTTCTTACCCCTTTTCGTTCCACTTGCCCGTTTACACCTCCGTTTACTCAACCATGCCTTTCGTTCACTCCCTCCCCCTCGGCCGTTTAGTGAACATAGGAAGTGAATCCCCGTTTGGTTCACTTCCGTCCTTTGTTCTCGTTCTCTTCTCTTATTCTTTAGTATAGTGAACGAGTGAACGAGACCCCTTTATGACCCCTCCCGTTACCCTCCTCTCCGACCCTAATTCTAACCTTAAGCTCCTTTTCGATCACCGCGGCGCCTTCATCCTCCTCTATGCCGAACTCGCCGGCGTTCACCCTATCCGCCTCTCTTTTCCTCCTCATGCTAAACACCTCGCCTTTGCCGCTTTTGAACGCACAAGGCTCTTTCTTTCTGAGATTCAACCAAATCCACATCATCGCGTCTTGCTCGCCGTGATGACGGGTTGCCACATTTTAAAACACAAGCCTTCAGGTAGGAAGCCAACAAAAGCGCGAGCAAAACGTCAAGCGTGTTAGCCGTGCTGTTATCCGTGCATACGCAAGTGCCTCATAATCAAGGCTAGTTATGGAACAGTCTATTCTATCAACGTGAAAGAGCGTCGAATCCGAGGGGCACCGGGGGGCGGGGGTCGATGCCGCCGCGGCGGCCGTCGCCGGGACCGATTGAGCCAGTAGAAAAACTTGACTCCTTGTTCGATTATAAGGATTAAGGAGGAGATGGTAGCGATTTTAATTTGTCCGAAGAGTGGGAGAGAGAGGAGGCGAGACTACGGTAAATATCGAGGGAGGTATTTTTGTTCTAGGTGTTTTTACGAACGGGTGAGGGAAAAGATACGAGCGAAGGGAGCGGTAAAGGAAGCGATAAGGACAGGGAAGCTGGAGAGGCAACCGTGTGAGGTATGAGGGAAGAAGGAGAGTGAGGGGCATCATCCTGACTACAGGAAGCGACTGGAAGTGAGATGGTTATGCGGGGAACATCACGGAGCGGAGCGAGGTGAGGTAGTAGATCGAGGTGGTGCGTATCAGGCGATCCTTATCTGTCCAAAGTGTGGAGGGAACAGAGAGAGGCAGTAAGGCAAGCGGAAGTGGGCATATTTTTGTCGGAGATGCCGAAACGAGAGACGAAACGAATTGAAGAGGGAACGAGGTGCACTTTCACGATAACAAGGGGATATCGGATCAGTGGCACGATTTTTGGGAGCGAGCAGGGTGTGAACCGTTGAAGAGGGAGGAGCGGATGCCTGGGGTATTGGATTCGAGGCATGTGAGTGCGTTATTGATGATGCAATGGGCGAAGGCGAGGGGATTTGGGGAAGAGAGTCCGTTGGACGAGTGGCCAATAGAGTTGGCGAGGGTAGTAAACGAGGAGGGAGGGAGGAGTGAACGGAACGTGGAGTTGGTGAAGTTGCTGGCTGGGTTAGAGAAGGTGGAGGTGAGGCCGGTAACGATACGGTTATTAAGTGGGTGGGAGCGATTAGCGATCGCGAAATGGGCACGGGTGGAAGAATATCTGGAGGGGAGGAGTAGGAGGAGGCGGTTAAAGTGGAGGAAGGTGAAGAAGAGTAAGGCGATAAACCGGGAGCGGATGGAGCGGATAAGGGGAGGGAACAAGGCGTTGGGGAACGGGCAGGTGCTGGCGAGTGTGGAGGAATTGGAGCGGTTGGCGATAAAGGCGGAGGGGGAGAAGGACAAGATGGCAAAGTTGAGGAGTGCGCGGTATTGGAATCAGGCGGAGAAAAGGAGGAGGGAGATAGAGATGGCGAGGAAGAAGAACGAGGAAGTGGGGGAGGTGCACGAGAGTGAGGAGGAGGGAGGGATAATGAGAGGGAGCGATGAGTTGATGAGTGGGTGGTATGAGTTGGCAAAACAGGAGAAGATAAAGAAAGAAAAGGAGGAGCGGCCAGAGGTGGAAATAGAGGTGGTGCGGGTGGGGCCGAATCCGCGGGTAGTGGTGTGTCGGTACAAGTTGTGTGCGGAAGAGTTGGTGGTGAAGTTGCGGGTGGATAGCAACAAATTCTTCGTAAAAGGGATGAGGATACGAATGCGGGAGCAGGAAGGAGAAGAATGGGAGTACCGTGGCACATTGCCCAGGCACAAGGGTCGTTGGTAGAGGAGGAGGTCGAGGAGTTAAGCGGGCACAAGGTATTGGCGCACCCGGTATATCGGTTACCGACGCGGGAGTATGCCAAGAAGTATCCTTTAGAGACGGCGCGGTATTTGGAGAAGAGGAACGAGCGGATAGCGAACGAGATAGAGGATCCCTGGCGATACGGGTATCGGCCGAAGAGTTGGGAGAGGGCGGATGCAGAGTTGGCGGTGGGGATAACGGAGCTGTTGGTCTTGGGAGGCAACCGGGCGAGCAAGAGTGAGTACGGAGGGTACTCGGCGATTCGGAAGATGATGAGTGGGGCGAAGAAGCGGGTATGGTGTTTGCAATCGACGGAACCGAACTCGGTAGAGATGCAGCAGCCGATCGTGTGGAAATACGTGCCGTTGGAGTACCGGGACTTGCCGCGGACGCGGATAGCGAACGTGAGTTACACGCAGAAGAACGGGTTTAGCGAAAACAAGTTTATTTTCCCGAACGGGAGCGAGTGTATTTTTCGGAATTACGCGCAGGACGTGAGTGTGATCGAGGGCGGGGACTGCGATTTGATCTGGTGCGACGAGCTGGTGCCCTTGAGTTGGATAGAGACGTTGAGGTATCGGTTATTGACGAGGGGTGGGACGTTACTGCTGACCTTCACGCCGATCGAGGGGTATTCGCCGGCGATACGTGAATACTTAGATGGGGCGCGGACGGTAGAGGAGCGGGAAGCGGACCCGGAATTGTTAAAGGGAATGCGGATGCCGTTGGTGCAGCGGTGTGTAAGGCCGAGTGCGGCGGTGGTGTATTTCTGGAGTGCGGACAATCCGTTCAGCAGTTACCCGAACATGGTAAAGGCGTTGAGGGGGGCGCCGAAGTCAGAGATTAAGACGCGGGCGTACGGGGTGCCGACACGGGCGATCGCGAGTCGGTTTCCGCGATTTCGGGAGAAGGTGCATTGTTTTGAGCCGGAAGACTTGCCGAGGGTAGGGACGCGCTATCAATTTTGCGATCCGGCGAGCAGTCGGAACTGGTTTTTTATTTGGGTGTTAGTGGACCCGGCAGGGACGCACTGGGTATATCGGGAATGGCCGTGCGAGGGGGTATATATAACTGGGGTAGGCGATCCTGGGGCCTGGGCGGAGCCGGACGGGCGCAAAGCGGACGGGAAACCTGGGACGGCGCAGACGAGTTTCGGTTGGGGGATAGTGCGATATCAGGCGGAGATCGAGCGAATTGAGCAAAAGGGGAAGCAGGTCGACGGGAAAGACGTGGAGGAAAAGATCCTGGAACGGTGGATGGATTCGCGGTTCGGCAATACGCCGAGTAACGCGGCGGATAGTGCGACGACGTTGTTGGAAGAGTGTGCGCAGTTGGGGTTGGCCTACGCACCGGCGCCGGCGGACCCGATCGAGGAAGGGGTGAGTCTGATTAACTCGATGCTTGACTTTGACGATGGCTTGGGGAGAAAACCACAATTACGGATCTCGCGGGAGTGCAAGGCGTTGATTTTCGGTTTAAAAGTGTGGACCGGTAAGGATGAAAGGAAAGGGGCGTGCAAAGATCCGATAGATTGTTTGCGGTGGATGGCAGTGGCGGGGTTAATGGACGTGGGTGAGACTTTAATGTTAGTTGAACCGATGGCTTATTAGGCTATGCCGGAAAATGGCGACAGATACGAAGAGAACAAGGATTTCGTATGGGTAGAGTCATTAGGTAAGTGGGTCTATCTGCCGGAAGAGCCTTAAGCCCGCGAAGAGGCTTTATTTCTTCGACGGAGCTAGCGCCGATAATCGCGAGCTGGCTCTCTTGGTAGAGCATCCAAGCAACGATGACCTTTGAAGAAGTTAGAGCGGCGTTTGATAACAGCGTGACTGACGCGAGCCAGTACCAGAGCTGGATAGCGGAACTCGACGACGCCCGTTACTGCAAATGGGATGGGCAAACCGCGGACGGGCGTAAGCACGAGAAGTATCTGAACACTGAAGTTTTTCCGTGGGACGGGTCGAGCGACATCAGGACCTTTTTTATCGACGACCTGGTCAATGACGACGTCGATATTATGCGGGTGGCAGATAAGAATTGCCACATGCAGACGGTGCCGGTCAACTCGACTTATCAGTCAATGGCGACCAGTCAGACTGCGGTAATCGACTTTGTTAATCGGGCTTGGATGGCTGAAGAACTGGAACGCGAGAAAGAGCTCCTGGCGCAATGGCGACAACATTACGGAAGCGCCGTCATGGCGATCGATTGGTGGCTCGACTTTGATAGTGAACAAGTGACGGTCACGGTGCAGCAGTTGATGCAACTGGGGCAGCAGGATCCGCAGTTCGGCGCCATGATGCAGTACCTGCAGGATAATATGCAGCGATTAAGCCCGGCGGATTTGCAAGCTGCGGCGCAGATGTTCCAGCAATACTTTCCGCAGGTCAAAGATGTGCAGGGGGCGCTCACCAGTTTGTTGCAGACCGGGCAGTTTCAGTACGACAACCCGTATGTGAAGGAGAGTCGGCCGTGCGTAACGGCATTAAGAAGCTTCCAGGACATATTTTTTATTCGAGGGGCATTCGATCTGCAGACTTTGCCTTGGATCGTACGCAGAGACGTATTGCCGAAACCTAGCGTCGAAGACCGTGCGAAGTACGAACAGTGGGACCCTGGATTCACGAAGGAAGTGCTGGCACATGCCGGCGAGCAGATTGTGGCGATGAGCGGTTGGGGTTCTAACGACAGCATGCGTTTTGCTGGCGATCGACTGTATGTGGACGAGATGAAGGACTTTTGCGAAGTCTTTTATGCGTTCTACAAGGGGACGGACCCGAGCGGCAACCGCAGGATCATGGTGAGCATCTTTCATCCCTCGACCAAGGTGGTCGGGCGGACGTTGCCCAACCCGTACTTGCACGGAAAATATCCGTTCGTGCTGTGTTTGAGGGAAAAGCGTTCGCGCAGCGCGATTGAAAGCCGCGGGATTGGCGACGTCGAGATGACGCACCAGACGGAGATCAAAAATCAACGTGATTCTCGCAATGACCGGACCAGTTTAGGGACGCTGCCTCCGTTACAGGTCCCGTTGGGAAGAGGCAAACAGCAATATCGTCTGGGGCCGCGCGCGCAACTGCAGGTGATGCGGGCCGGCGAGCTGCAATGGTTGCAGCCTCCGCCACTGGACCCCGAGACTTTCGAGGTTGAGCGCACCATCACTCAGTCGGCGTATAACTATTGGGGAAAAAACCTCGAAGGGGTCGATCCGAACAAGGTTTTGAGGAAGCAACAGAGGCTGATTGACTCGTGGTTGGCTGAACTGCGCGCAATTTACATGCAAATTTACCAGTTATGCGAGCAATACATGGATCCGCAGGACTGGATTGCGATTTCGGGCGACCCGCAGAGTCTTCCCGGGCAGGATCGGCGTTCGATTCAGCACAATCTGTCTTTGGTGCTCGAATATGACGCCAAAGATCTCAATACTGAGTACCTGTCGAATAAAATGAACTTGATTCAGACCATGCTGGTCGCGACGGACGCTGCAGGGGTGATCGATCGGGCGGGATTGACGATGTACGCGGCCAATGCCCTCGATCCAGCGTTGGCGAAGAACATTGTCCGGCCGCAAGGCCAGGTTACGCAGCAAGAGATCACCGAAGAACAGGCTGCGTGCGCGCAAATCGTCTCAGGAGTCGAACCGCCGGTCTACCAGAGCGGGCAAAACGCGCAATTGCGGTTGCAGGTCATGCAATCGACCGCGCAAGCGCAGGATTACATGAATTTTCTGCGTGGCAACCCGTTAGCGCTCGAACGGTTCCAGAGACGAGCGCAAAACATGCAATTTCAGATTCAGCAGCAGCAAAACGCTGTCACGGGCAAAATTGGCGTGCCGCCAGGACCTACCGAAGCGTTGGGAGCGGGAGTTGGCGCCGCTCCACCTCCAGGATCACCATGATTGATTTATGTGAGCACCGGGCGTATTTGGCCGAGGAATACGATCCAGATTCGGACGAACCGTCTGAACTTGAACTGGTATATCGTAAATTAGCGAACGAAGAGGCCGAGAACATGACCTTACAGGCTGAAGTGAGGCAATTTAAAAGAGAGATCGATCGGCTCAAAGACTTGGAAGCCGTGTACGCCGATCTCTGGGCAGTCCAAAAAGAGAACGAGCAACTCGAAAAGGAAATTGCGAGTTTAAAGGCTGAAATCGAGCGTCTAAAAAAATAAACGTATCTATATATAGGCAAAAGGCATTTTTATGGCTCAAACAGGTCCAAGCCCCGTAATTGCGCAGGACTACCTGCAGGTCGATCCATTCAAGGCGCCGACGCGCGCCAACGAAAACGAACGTCTTAGCCAGGGATATCAGGATCCCGCTTTTCTCTATGCCTGGCAGCAGAACGTCGGACTGTTGCCGCCAGCCTGGGAAGGCGACAACGCGACCATCGATGCGGTGTACGCCGTCTGCCAAAAATTTAAAACGCCGCCGGCGGCACCGACCTTGACGACCTTGAGTCCGAATACGGCACCGGCCAACTCGCCTGCGTTCTTGATGACTTGCACGGGCACTGGTTTTGCACCCGGCGCGATCGTCCTTTTCGGCGTCGCGCCCGAAACGAGGGTGACGGTCGTTTCGCCGACTAGTTTGACGGTCACCGTTTATCCCGGCTATATCCCTCTGGCTGGAACCGTGAACGTTGCCATCAAGAATGGCGGAGGCGCCGCGGCGAGCGCCACTGTCCCCTTCACCGTGACGTAGGCTTTCCTTCGTAGGTTGGTAAGAAGCGTTCTTCGTAGGTGCGTATCGAAAAGATAAATCTCAAGTATCTGCGAACGTAACCGTAGAATTCGTAGGTAATGACTGATGAGTTGAAGGAAGAATTGGCAGGACAGAAAACAACGAAAACACGAAAGAGATTAAAGATTTCGGTGTCGCAGGATGAAATCGACAATGCCATGGCTGGGCGAACAGATAAGTGCATGATTCATCAAGCGATCAAAAAGGCTTTTCCAGGATTTGAACGAATCTCAGTGGATAAAAATCAGGTTCGTGTAACTGATTCGGAAGCGAACGTAATTTACACATTTCCAATGTCGCCTTTTGGACGCGCCCAAATACTGATGTGGGATGCTGGCGAGGAAGTGCAGCCTTTTGATTTATGGTTACGTAACCCGGTTATTAGAGAGAGGAAAATAGGGCCAGATGGATACCCGAAGCCTGTTGGCCCAAGTGATTCGAGCAAAGGCCATGGTCCGGTTCGTAGACCGCGAACAAAGCAATCTCGCGCAATGAGTGGGCGAGATCGCATACATGGACAAAAGCTCTGGTCTAACGAGTTGCAGAAACTTCGAGACAGTTTGCTGCCTGGGCTACATAAGGGTGGTCGCGGTGCTACCTGTTCAGAGCCAGATTCGTCGGTGGGTACGGAGGCTTCTTCGTAGGGAACAGAAGTAAACAAAAACGAAAGGGTGCTTCATTACGAAGCACCCTCTTTTTTGTCAGTTTGCTCTGTTCATCGTCCACCTTCTGGCTGTACTTTTCCTGTTATATGCCTCCAAATCAGCCTCTCACCGCAGACGAAGTGCGCTCGCCGCAACTCGTGGAACCCGAAAATCCCAACGATGCTGTTGCTCGCAATCCAGGGGACCCGACCGTCTCCTGGAACGCAGACGGATCCCTCGCCAACCAGCCTCATGTCCTGGCGGCTACGGTCCCGGTAAATCCAGCGCCCGACGCGACCCAGAGCGATCCGGCACATGTCCCATCGCCGTATCAGGACCCGGCCGCTGAAGAAGCGCAGAAAGAATCGGCTCGACTGCGCGAAGAAGCGCTCCAAAGCGAGAACCGGTTTGTGCCAGAGCGCAGAGCACCGTTGCACGAGCAAGCCGAGCCCGAGCCAGTGCGCGACAGACTTGAACCGGAACCGTTGCACGAGCAAGTCGCTAATTAAATATGGGCTCGAAGAAGAAAGCCTCCGCTCCCGTAAAGCCGCTGAAGCCGGCGCCGATGCATGACCGGCCGGCGCCGAAACCGGTGCCCGAAAGCAAGCATCAGCTCGCACACGACAAGAAGTCCTGATGGCTGATCAGACTGCACCGTTGCCGGCCGGAATAACGACCGACATCCCGCTCGCGCAACGTTGGTACAAGTACCTCGGGAAAGTGCTGCGGACCCAGAAGCAAATGTCGCATGCGGGCGACGTCGCCTATTGGCAGCTTAAAGCGGCCGCGAAACAGGCAAAATTATTGCTCGATGCCAGAGGCGATTAAAGGGCCGATCGTGTATCCGCTGCGATGGTATTTCCGGCCGGAAAGCGGGCCGGTTGCGGTTGCTGTCCAGATTCTCGATTCGCCTGAGATTGAGTTTGAACAGTTGCCAGACATTCTGGCGGAGATCGATGAACGCCATTGGACCGCGGTTAGGCAGATCCTGATTGAGGCGAAGCTGAAAGCCGAACTGCAGCTGCGAAGTGACGAGGTCATCAAGTCGAGCCAGCTGGCGAGTTACTATCAGGGATGGGTCGCCTATTCGGACTACATCCTGGCAAACTTCGAAGGCTTGCGCGCCGGCGACGTGGATCCGAGCGGACAAGTGCGTGAAACAATGGACGTGCAGAGATGAGCACGATTCTGATTATTTTGATTGTCGTGATTCTGCTCGGAGGTGGAGGCTATTACGCTTATCCGCGGTACGGCTATGGCGGGCTCGGAGGCGTGCTCGGTCTGGTACTGATCATCCTGTTAATTGTCTGGCTATTGGGCGGGCTCCGACTGTAAAACACAAGCGAATACCAGGTTTCCGCTTGTATTCCTAAGGGTTATCTAACTGCACATGGGCGCCCGGCGAGTGCCGGTGCGTCCTAAGCAGAAGGCTTCTCAAGTTCCACCGTGCCGCGTGCCAGGCGGCTCCTGAAAGGAACTTTGATTCATCTCGGTTTCAATCTGTTTGAGGATTTCGAGAATCTGTTTGATCTTTTGATCCTCGAATCCGTCCGAAAGGTTCGTTTCGGCTGCCTTGATCAATTGTTGAACTTTCCAGCTCATTAACTCGGTCTCCTGGTTCGACGCTGACAGATCCAACAGGAACACGGTCTGCAATGCACTCCCGAATTGAGACCAATTAGTCGATCGGTAAGATCAAAGCGATAATTGCTAAGGATCTTCACTGTCTTCCTCTTTATTCTTTGTGCGTGATATCGCCGGGTTGCTAAACCTCTCATATAATCCCTATAACACGGATCATGGAACAAAAACAGAACCTCCGGGAGCTGATCACCGAACTGGCGGATGAAGTCGAATGGCTGGCGGAGAAAGCTAGGGGCTACGGGCCAAATCGTGACCTCGTGAGGCGCGCTAGGGAAGCTGCAGAAAGCGAGGATTATCCGGAACCGACATCGAAAATGCTGGACGGTGATCCTTTATTTGATGCCATTTGGGGTGCCATCAAGGGTTGGAATATCAGTCGCCATAATGACGGTTTGTACCAAGGCCCGACCGGAAACGATGTGCGTCATATTTACGAAGCAGTCAAAGCTGTCGATGGTCATGGGATCTGGCCTTAGTCGAATATTTATGACGTTCGAGTTCGGCGAGAAAGTTCCATAGCCGGCGCGCTTGTTCACCCACTTCGGCCGAATCAGCCATCGCGGCCGGTAAATTCTCGTACTCCAGATCGTCCCTCAACCGATCGAGATAGGTTTGCAGGCGCTCAAGTTTGAGTTGGGTCTGAATGTTCATTTTGGTGAGAGTAGAAAAACCTCGAAGCCTACGATCGATACTTAAAGCTTTAGGCATTCTTTGTCGTAGGTAAAGGATGCCCAAAGGCGACGTAGAAACGAGATGCACAAAATGCGGTGAAACGAAACCGAACAGTGCATTTAGATTTTTGAAGCACAGCTTGTATTGCCGTCAATGCGAAAATGTTCGAGACCGAAAATACAAACGTGTTCGAAAACCTTATTATCGCCGTGTTTGTCACCTTAAAAAATACGGATTGACTATAGATGTATTCAATCGCCTTGTTCGGTTACAGCATGGATGCTGTAAAATCTGCAAAAGGAAATTTACGCAAAACAAAGATGCTGTGCCTTGCGTGGATCATTGTCACCACCTTGGCCATACAAGAGCAATTCTCTGTCGGCGATGCAATATTGCTGAGGGAATACTCAAGACAGCCGATAACGCGCTAGCTCTGTATCAATACATGTTCGAAAACGAACTTTTCGAAGAAAGAAACTCAGGGCTCGCGATCGAGCGAGCCTGAGTTTTTTAGTTTTTCCGAGCAGTGCCTTAACCGAATTTGCGGGTAAAATCAGATCACAAAACTAAGCACCGTGTCAACGCAAAGGGTGCGGATAGGCGACTTCTGCAAATCCGGCCGGAGGCCCGACACTTCCTGGATCGGTAATCGCGCCGGAATCCTGAACATTGCCCCAGGTGTACGATTGGGTCGGAGCCAGTGAGCCCGGTGGATCTGTTCGCAATGAAATGTAATCGCCGTTTTGTCCATGAATGATGTTGTTGTAGATCAGCGATCCAACACCACCGCGGATATCCGCCAGCTTTGCGCCGGCAGAGCTCCCGGTATAATTAAAGACGTTGTCGTGAATAACGAATCCGTAATTGTTGCAGGCGGCAGCGGTTGGCGTTTGGGCATTGCCTGATCCGTGCATGTCGAACCCGTCAACCTGCACCGTGCCGAGTCGGTTAATCGTAAAAGTGCATTGCCGAACGATATAGTTCATCGGGAATTCGGTATCGGCCATGTAGTTGGACCCTAGAGGTCCCCCGGTCCAACCCGTCGCATACGGGTAAAGTCCGTAATTGCCGAACAAATGATCGCAATCCTCATACACCATGTACTGGCGAGTGCCCCAGGCCGGGACAGGGATAAAAGTTCCGTATAAAGCCGCGGCATTGTAAAAGCCCGAATTTCGATGGTTGATTTTGCAATTAATGAAGGTGCAATAGTACACAACACCAAAAGCTGAATCGTTCAGGATCCCGAAACTAAAGCTGTCGAAGGTGCAGTCGTGAATGACGATTTGGTTCGGCAAGACACCATTGGGATAAATAGCGATCGCGTCGCTGCCGTTCGCCGCGGTTTCTTGACCTTGCGAAGCAAAATAAATCCCGTAAATCTCGGTGCGTTGATCGCTCGAAGGAGACACGACAAAGAGCGGCGTTTCCAAGCCGGACGTTGCTCCGGTAGAGTTGGTGATCTTGGTTGCTTGCGATTTCGTGGAACCTTTGCCCGAGGTGGTCAATGTCCCTTGACCCTTGATCGTGATAGGAACCGGGACAGTGATCGAAGCGCTCCAACTGGCGCTTCCCGCTGGAATGATGACCGTGTCTCCGGCCGCAGCGCTGGTTATCGCGGCCAGGACGCTGGCGCGGTCCACGCCGGCGGCCGTCCAGGTGTTTGCTCCACTGGGAGGAGGCGGAGTTCCGGATGATAACGGCTTGAAGGTTGCCATGCCGCTCACCCATTCGTTATTCCCGTGGTTGAAGTCGACATTGACCGGACCCGCTGCGGCGAGGATTTTGTATTCGCTGCCGACGCCATTGGTGACGTTGTTGTCGAGAGGCAAGAACCCGGCGCCAGGCGAATACCCGCTGCCATCGTAGGTCGTCAATCCACCGAGGATCAATTGATTGCCGGTCGTCGTCGTTGCCGAAGCCGTAGGTGCTGTCGCGCCCGATCCGTGTCCGGTCGCGTTGACATCGTTAGGTGAGGTTGGGGCCGCTCCGCTCCATTCTTGAGCTTGCACTTCCACTGGTGCGGCGACCGGAAAGGTGATGGTGACAGTAGGCGAACCAGCCAGGCAACTGGCCCGATAATAAATAGCCTGGCAAATGTCAACCGAATGAACTGCCGTAGCACCCGCTTTGGTCCAAGCACCGTTGACGCTGTCTGACACCGTGGGGGCGGCCTGGTTTGACGCACTTGTGAACCATCCGACGACCATCGTCAGAAGGTTGCCCGCGGCATTGGCAGCCGGGTAGGTGTAAGTGTGCGAGATCGCGGTCGTCGCGTCGTGCTTGTAACTATGCTGCGCAAGGCCCCAGACTGAGGGTGCTGATCCTCCACCACCGGCAAGTTTAGCTTGCCGCAAGAACCACCAAGGGACCTCGCTGCTCATTTCAGAAGTTTGTCAGGTTGACTTTCTTGGTCCCGTTACTGGCCATCAGGTCGCCATTCTCAACGGATAAGGTCACCTTCTCTGTGCCCGTAAAAATCTCAATCGGCGCTTCCGCTCGCGTTGCCGGGACCGGATCGGGCGGGACCGGGGGTGCAGCGACATTGATAAATTTAACCTTGGTAATGCCTGCCGGTTCGCGCGGCGCGATGTAGAGGACGTGAGGTCCGGCAGAGAGCACCCACTCTTTAGCTGGCGCCGCAGCTCTACCTTTCTTGCCGCTGACGCCGCGCCACGTGACTGCCTGTTCAGTGGGCTGAGCCGCAGTCGTCATATCCCAGCAACGGGCGTTGTCGCCGGTGGGATCTGAATCGAAATCAATCCAGAGCGAATCCTTGTCACCGCTCGGCGCCGTTACCGTGCCGACCAACTGATAAGTGCCGGCTGCGGCATCGATCGGATTCTGGCCGATCGCTACCGGGATCACCGTGCCGTCCTGCACCTTGGGCGGAGGTGTCGGATTTGGCGGAGGTGTGCTGCCGCTCAGTAACGGGTGCGGATGCGCGATCTCCTTGTAGCCCTGCGGAAGTCCCTTGTTGTTGAAATAGTTGGTGCCTTCCTGGCCGCCCGTTCCGTCATTCTGAAGCTGGACTGGATTTCCGTTGGAAGTGTTTTTATCGAAATAGGTTTTCGTTGGTGTGATGCTCGTCCGATCATCAGTAAATGCATTCGCTCGAATCACGTTCCTGACCGAGTTAGGACTGGAGGATCCAGTCACCGTATTGTTGAAAATCAAGTTTCCAACGCCGCCACGAATATCGGCTAACTTATCAACCTGCGCTCCGCCACTGACATTGAAAACGTTATCGTGCGCAATCGTTCCGTAACCATTTCGACAAGCATTTTCGTTTCCTCCATCGTTGTTCCCATGCTCATCCCATCCGCTCTCGGTCCAGCCAGACGAATGCGTGATGTCTACCGTGGTGAATCTAAAGATGACATTCATTGGTCCATCCGTATCCGCCAAATAGAATTCCCAGGCATCCTGATCCAAGACATAATGGCAATCTTCGACGACCATGTACGCTGCGGTTCCCCAAGCTGGCGATGGCACATTGCCAACCGCTGAGGCCGAAAGGCTTTTCAAAAATCCCTTGTGCCTAGTCGGGATTTTACAATTCCAAAACTTGCACCTCGCGCAGACTCCGAAACCTGCCGAGTTCGCCACCGTCCCGTTTTGGTAGGCGCTATAAAAGCCCTTGAAATCAATGTCGCGGATCACGATCGAGTTTAACAAAGTCCCCGAATTATCCATTGTAATCCCGAAACCTTGCTGGTTGGAACCGCTGGTCAAACTCAGTAACCCGATTTCAATGCGGGCATCGATCGGGCACTTGAGATAGAATCCGCTCCCGCCATTGGCAACCGTGATATTCGTTTTGCCCTGGCCAGCGCCCAAGACGATCACCGGTTTAGTAATGGTAATGCTCGCGCTCCAGGTGGCTGAACCCGCAGGTAAGCTGACCGTATCGCCGCTTCCAGCGGAATTGATTGCCGATTGAACGTCAGATTGAGAAAGAGAAGGTGCGGAGATGGTGTTGCTCATGATTTCTTTTCGCAGTTTATCGGCATGTTCAAGGGCTTCTGGGTTTAGGATCGGGCCATCGTCTGGCTGGCAGTAGTCGTAAGGAGTTAAACGAGTCGTAATTTCATCTAGTGTTGCGCTCGATTCTGCACATTACCCACAGAATCGCTGCTAAAAATCCACCCATGAAGAGCAGCCAAAAAGTGCAATAGGTCAGGTCGATTTCGTTGATGCGGGAAAGCTTCACGGGAAGATCAATCTTGATCTTTATCAAAGCACGTGAGACAACGCAATTGTGTTTCTGGTTGACACGTCATCAAATCAACCTGCGAAGTTACTTGTTTTAGATCCTCAAAAACATGGCAGAAGCCCCGAATCAGACTCCTCCGGTTGAGAGCACGCTCTCCGAATCACCTGAACCGGATATCGATAGTCTGTTGTCTAAAATCCCCGGATTAAAAGACGTTTTCGGAGAGTCAGGTGAAGCAACACCGGAGGCTAAGGAACCGTCTCCGGAGGCTGCCACGACAGAAGTAGTAGAAGAGATCCAGCTAGATCCAGCTCTACCAATTGAAGAACCCGAGCCCGAGGTAGAGGAACCTAAACAAGAACCCGACGAGGAACCCAAATTCTCGGAGAACGTCCAGAAACGGATCGATAAACTCACGGCCGCCCGACGCACCGCGGAAGAAAAAGCGACAGCGTTGGAAACTGAGCTTAACGATCTGAAAGCCAAGTTTCAGGCGCCTCCGCCAGTTCAGCCAACTCCGCAGAACCCACTGGTCAACGTTAATACTACCGATGAACTGCTTCGGCGCCGCGACCTGTCGCGAACCGCAAAGTCATGGGCGATTCAACATCTTGACGGTGGCGAAATTGAGTTGGATAACGGCGAGAAAAAGTTCCTTACCGGCGACGAAGTCAAGCTCTTGCTATCCCGAGCCGAGGACATGTTGGATACTCATCTCCCGCAACGCGCTAATTTCTTAGCGCAGAAACAGGAATGGGATAATCGAGCGAAAAGCGCGTACCCGAACCTCTCGAAACCAGGGCACAAAGACAACCAGGAATATCAAGCCTGGCTCAAAGCCGCGCCTGAGATCCAGCGGTTTCCGGATATCGCACTGATCATCGGCGACGCGATGCTTGGTCGCCAGCTTCGCCTCCAACGAGAGGCTGCTGCTCAAAAGAGCGGCAAATCATCTAACGGCAATCTTCCTCTCTCTGCTCCTGCTCCTGCAGCCGCTCCTCGCGTTCCAAGAAACCGCGCATTGAGCGGCGCCGAACTATCTGCGATTGCGACCGATCCCCAAGGTGGGGCTCTTGACCAATTCGTTAATCAATTGATTTCCGAAGCAGAACAGTCCCGGCCGGCTCAACGCACAAAACGTTGATCTAAAACAAATGGCAGGATTATTGGAAATTACCCAGACGGGTAAACGGGAGGACTTCGCCGACGTCATAGCGATGGTCGACTACAAAAGCACACCGTTTACTTCTCAGTGCCCAAAAGGCACTGAACCCGCAAACACGGTCTATGACTGGCAAATGGATGCTTACGACGATCCGGTCTTGGGGGGGATTGTCGACGGAAAGGATGTCGTGGACACAGATTATATTAACCCGGCCGCCCGCCGAGCAAAAGCCCACGGCCGCATACAAAAGTTCCGAAAGGCTTTCATGATTTCGGACATGGCGCAGAACGTTTCGAATGTCGCCGGCGTCGGCAAAAACGGTGAGAAACCGCGCGCAGTTAAGAAAGTCATCCTCGAGCTCAAACGCACGATGGAAGCGACTTTCTGCAGCGATCAGGACAGCGTCGCGGATAACGGATCCACGGTCGCATACCTCACTCGAGGCGTCGGACGCTGGATCACGAATACGGCGCAAGCGGATCTTCCATGCCCGCCGGCCTTCATGACGCCAGCGACTTCGATCATCACCAAGACCACCGCAACGACCATGGAAGATGACGTCAATGCAGCGATGGAATCGATCTATCAGCAGACCGGTCAGCAGAAAGACTTCGATTTGCTCTGCGGAACGGCGCTGAAGAAGCGGTTTTCGAGTTTCGCAGCTTGGGTGCCCAATGGCGTTTCGACGGTGCCGCTGAGAACATTTCAGCAGCAAGGAACTGCTAAGCAAATCATCAACACCGTGGATTTCTGGCAAGGTGACTTCGGCTCGGTGAAGCTAATTCTGTCGTTGTTCCTCGCCAAAGATGCGACTGGCGGCGCGGCCGCCAACATCATGAATGGCCGGGGTTATCTGATCGACTGGGAGCAGTTTGAGCTTCGGTATAACCGCATGCCCGCCTATCATGATAATCCGGATTTAGGGGGGGGCCCAAGGGGCTATGTTGACGCGATTTGTGGCCTAGTCGTATACAATCCGCTCGGCCTCGGCAAGCTAGCTCCCACGGCCTGAACGACTTACATAAGTTATCAGAAATAAAGCGTAATAAGTATCGCGAAAAAGAGACAGATAGGAATTCAATGAATGCAGTGCTTGACACGACAACCCACTTAAGGGAGGTTGTCTTAGTCAATGAGCAACAACGAATACCTAGAACTCTGGAAACCGATTGTCGGTTTTGAAGATCGATATGAAGTCTCTAACCTCGGGAGGTTGCGTTCGGTCCCACGAAAGTGGCACACCGAACGTGGCACCCTGGAAGGCAGGCTTTTAAAGACGTCACTCGACAAAGCAGGCTACGAACAAATCAAGTTGCGCGGATCAACTGGAAACGAAAAGAGCGCAAAAGTGCATATCCTGGTGGCAGCGGCGTTTATTGGTCCACGTCCGGAAGGGCATAGAATAGATCATCTGGACGCTGATCGCTCGAATAACAAATTGACCAATCTGGAATACGTCACCGTTTCAGAAGACATCCGCCGTATGGATCTCCGTCATGGCGGCCGTCCATGGCTTAAGGGTGCAGGCAATCCGAAGGCAAAGTTAACTGATCAAAAGGTCCGACAAATTAGGAGGCTTGCGACAGAAGGTCTGACTTATCGTCAATTGGCAGAGAAGTACAACATCACGCCAAAGCACGCTTACAAGATCGTGAGACTAGAAGAATGGCAGTGGGTTAAATAAAATGCCAGAGATCCAGATATGGAGTGATTTCGCTCGCCAGTTAGCAGCTGCTCACGGGGAGGAGTTTGTGCGGGATTTCTGCGCAACCCTCCTCGATGAGCAACGAGCGGAGGAAGAGGTGGCGTTCAAGCAGCAGCAGCAGATTGCCGCGGCGACCGAACGCCTCGAGCAGCGATGGCTGGACGGGCTCGGCGAGTGCCATATGCGCCTGGATCCGGAAGTGTACTTCCACTGGGTAAAGAAGCTCGGTCGCGATTGTTGGAACGATAAAAACTTCATCCGCGAATTCAAACGTGATAACAAGGACGTGATTGTTCGGTCACGGTCGCAGAAAACGATGGTAGGCTATCGATGAATCCTCCGGTTTCAACGCAGCGAGTTTTGTTCGACGTCGCGAGAATGGCCGGCTACGTGCCGAGCGGCGACAACGAGAACCTCGATCCTGAGAAAGCGCAAGAGATTCTGGGCTACGTCGACGACCGACTGCAAGAATCGTGGGACATGTACGATTTCCTCGAGACGACAGTGCTCGAGCAACGAGTATTTCGTCCGGACTTTGATCCGAATGTTTGCTACAATTTGGGCGATATCGTGTGGGATCCATGCGCGCAGCTGTATTACCAGGCGCTCGCCCAAACGGTGGGAGGCCCGCTCACTAACACCGCAGTTTGGGCACCGAACCCAACAGTCACGCCGCGGTTTATTCCGTGGTGGGAACCGAAACGAACACCGATCGGGGCTGCGTTTGGCGCGTGGACTGCCAACCCGTTCGAAAACCCGAATCGCCGGCGCGTTGATTATCTGTTATCGCAACGTGGGATCGAGTTTACGGCAACGTCAAATCTCGGCATGGTGTGGCTGCTTTTCAGGATCCCGTATCCTGGTATCGGCCGGGACGAATGGAGCGCGACGACCACGTACAACACCGGTGATGCGTGCGTTGATGGAACCGATTCCTATATCTCGAGCGTCGACGGGAACATGGGCGCGCAACCGAGCGTGACGCCGGACAAGTGGAGCTTGTTTCGGATTCCGTACTCGATGCGGCGCTACGTCACGCAAGCTGCATTTGCTGATTGCCTGGTCACTGACGGTCAAAACGAGAAGGCGCCCGGCGAGCTGCAGAAAGCGTTTTCGTATCTGCAGGAAGCGTTCGACCAGCAAAGTCTCCAACAAGGGCAACGCGACAATTGGCGCGGATACACCTCATGAGCGAACCAAAATGGCGATCTCTTTTGTGCTGGGGTTCAGTGATCACTTTTCTCACCTTGCCGATGATAGTTTTTGCGCTGGCTTTATCCAGTCGCGCTTTCGGCTGGATAGATTTAACCGAGCATTTGAAAGGGTACAAATTTCTCGGGACATATTTTCAGAGTGTGACCGCACTGGTCTTTGGACTCTCTGGCTTGCGATCTTTTGATAAATACGTCGAAGTCAAAAACGGAAAATCTCAGATAAAAACAGAATAAAACATATGGCATTGATTAAAATCGAAATCTGGTATTACAGCGGTGACCCTGGCGCTTCCGTTCCTCCCGGTCACCATCCAGCTCACCCAATCGCACCTGGTGGTTCTCCAGGTGCTCCCGATCAAGGCTTGCCCAAACCCCCCGGGCGTCCTGACCAAGGTTTGCCTCCTTCTCCAGGTCATCCTGATCACGGATTGCCGAACGTTCCTGGTCGACCTGATCAAGGGTTACCACGGCCTCCAGGTCATCCTGACCAAGGACTGCCGCCGGGCACTGGCGTGATTGCGCCTCCGATCGTTTTGCCGCCAGAGATCTGGCCTCCGATCCTGATTCCTCCACCAGAGGCGACGCATCCAATTGCGCCAGGAGCACCGGCACGACCCGATCAAGGTTTGCCTCCGTCGCCTGATCAGGGATTGCCGCCAGTGCCGCCGCAACCTGACCAGGGCTTGCCGCCCGGGACACCACCGGCACCGGGTACGCCAACGCAACCGATTCAGCCAACGCCCGCACCCAAGAAATAAATCATGTCTATTCCGCCACCATTTGATCCGCAATACGTGGAGTTTATCCGGCGGATCATTTCGGTGGCGGAAACTGATGATCCGGTCTGGAAACCAGACGCAGTTTACCTCTATAACGACGGCAAGGACGGTCGCAAACAGTGCACTTTATCAATCGGGTTTACCGCTGATGGAGGCAATTTAAGGAAGGTCCTAGAACGTTATGTCGAAGATAATGGCGCGTATGGCACCCAGTTAGTGCCATACATCGCCGCGCTTAAAGAGGGTGAGCCGGGAACCGATCCGAGTTTTATCACGCTCTTGAAGGAGATCGGTCGAGAAGATCCTCTCATGATGGAGGTCCAGGAAGAGATGTTCGACAAGCTTTATCTAGGACCGGCATTTGATTGGGCGGCCAGGTACGGTTTCGGATTGCCTCTTTCGTATCTGGTCATAGCTGACTCGTTCCTGCATTCGGGTTCGATGTTGAATTTCCTTATGCAGAAATTTTCTGAACCAAAGCCATCTAGTGGAGGTGAGGAGAAGATTTGGATTCCAGACTATTTGGAAGCCCGAAAGCAATGGTTATCTCAGCATTCGAATAAACTCTTACGTAACACTGTATACAGAGTAAACTGTTACCTAGAAGAATGCTCAAAGGATCATTGGAACTTGGATACTGCTGTAGTCATGAACGGAACGACCGTTAATCCAGTAGCATGAAATATATTCTGACAGCAGAACAAAGGGAACGCTATAACGCCAATCGCAGGGGCCAATACAAGGAATACGCCCGTGCACGCTATTTGCGCGAACGAGACCAGATTTTGGAACAGAAGAAAGTTCAACGCACGGAAAATCCAGAACTCTTTCGAGAGAGGAACAAACGCAATTGGGCCAAGATGACTCCGGAACAAAGGCAACGACAGAACAGCAGACTAAAAGAGATTAGACGTCCTTACGCTGAGCTGACCCTGGAAGAGAAGGAAAAGCAGAAGATAAGGTCTACCGCTCACTACTGGCATAATCGCGAGAAGGTTCTGGCGCAAAAGAAAGCATACCGAGAAGCCAATCTCGAAGCTGTGAGGGAACGAGAAAGAATGTGGCGTAGAAGCAATCCTGAAAAGCGTGCTGCCTGGATCAAAAAAGCCTATAAGAAGCAAGAATCAACGCCAGAGCTTAAACTCCGTCATCGTCTACGCGGTCGTATCGCTGATGTTTTAAGGCGTAAACGTATCATTAAATCAGCCAGTACTCTTTCTCTCTTATCCTGTGATCTGGATTGGTTAATGGCGTGGCTGGAAGTCCAATTTAAACCTGGAATGACCTGGGACAACTATGGAGCGTGGCATGTCGATCATATCAAACCGTGTGACAGGTTCACACTGGTCGATCCATTAGAACAACGAAAATGCTTCCATTGGACAAATCTCCAACCGTTGTGGGCACTAGAAAATAACTCCAAAAATAATCGCTATGGCTAAAATCGAGGTCACTTAGATGGGGCGATGGAGAGGTCAAGGCACTTTAGACGACGCGCAGGTCCCAACCGGCGACACGACGTTCAAGGGGATGGACATGAAGTCTTCTGACCCTGCATCGATAGCGCCTGGATTCTATCGAGAAGGCTACAATATCCGCGTCGAGAACGGAGGGCTCGAAACCAGAAAAGGCAACATTTGTCCCGGCTCGCTCAATGCCGTCCAGTACAACCAGATTTACGGAGTCGGACTTTTCAGTAACCCAAACGGACTCGAGTGGTTGGCTGTCGCGACACTCTCTGGAGTGTGGTTTGCGCGTGACGGAGAATATCCGCGCTTTGTTCCGCTTCCCGAGAATCTCGCTGCGCCAGTCGAATTTTCGCAGTGTTTCGATACGTTTTTTATCTGGCGCGGGCCGAGCCTGACGCCGCTTTTGTGGAAAGGCGATTGGTCCGTCTACTGGGAAAGTTTCCCCCCGCCGACCGGTGGACGAACCACAGTGCCGAACGCCTATACGGCCGAGAATGCGGCAAACCGAATGCTAGTGCCATACGGTAAGGATCGCATCGCAGTCAGCGATATCGCGGACTACACGGAGTACGATTGGACAATCGACGATTTTCAAATCAATCAAGGCGAATCGGACGACCTGGTGCGTATCTTTCCCTGGCAGCAAGGGACCGTGATTTGCTTCAAACGCCACTCTGTATATAGAGTGACCGGCGTAACTGGCGATCTTACTGGTGCGGTACTGGAAAAGCTTCCAGGCAGCATCGGACTCGTTGGGCGACACGCCGTGTGCGATGTCTCAGGCGATATCTATTTCATGTCGCATTCGGGCGTGTTCACCATTAGCCAGGTCTTTCAAAACACTCCGCAACCAAGTGACTTGCCGATCACTGATTCGATCAAGCCGATTATCGACAGCATCAATTGGAACGCCTCGAGCCTGATTTGCTGCGGATACAGGCGCGACAGAGTCTATTTCGCGGTCCCGTTGAAAAACAGTGTACGCAACAACTGTCTCCTCGTTTATAACATCGCGACCGCATGTTGGGAATCGATCGATACATTCGGGGATCTGGACCTTTGCTGCGACGACATCATTAAAATGGATTGGAACGGCGAACGGCGACTATACATGGTCGATCGAGTCAAGGGTTTGATCATTTTGATGGAACAGGGCAAGACTGATATTTTCGGGGCGAGCCACGATTTCGAGTACGACATCGATATGTCTGTGATGTTGCGTGGTTACCAGGGGCGAGGTGCTCGCAATCAATATAAGGGAATGGAAATGGTGTATGGTTCATGGAACCCGTCCATTACTATTTCCGCCTATTGTGACGGGGGAGATAAAAAGGTTCTTGTGGCAGATAAAGTCCGGGATCGGACGAAATACAAAACCTTCGCTAAACCTCGTTGGAACCCGCTCAATTCTAACGACGATCACCGTGAACCCCGGCGACAGGACTATTCGGTTCAATTGCCGTTCATGCTTGGCAATAACGGAGTCCAGATCGAGCGAAAACAGGAATGTAGCGAACGTTTTCCAGTCAACCTGATGTCGCGCTACATCCAATTTAAACTCGAAAACAAGACTGGGTACATCAACATCCAAACCGTATCAATCGACAGTTATGAGGATCAACGTGAACCTCGATCACACACTTAGAAAAGGAGGCTTCCATGTCTGACCTCGTTGTCCGTCCGGCGTACCAGTTTGGTCCGACTGAGATATTGACCGCTGAAAAATTGAACCTGATGGCAACGCCGGTCGTCGAATTGGCGCTCGCGGATCCGGTCAACGATCAGAACTTTTTAAGAAACGGAAATTTCTATTCGTCTTTCTGGACAGCGCCGACCGGCATAAGTTGTCCTGTCGGAGCATGGACTACCAATGCGAGCTATTGGTTGTGCCAGCCACTAGGTGCTGCGGTAGCCTTTATTCGCAGTACCCAAGTACCCGATCTGTATTCGCTTTATAGCGCCGGAATTCAGGGTGCCGTCTCAGTTGGCGACGTCGAGTTTGCTCAACAGATTAATGGCGATCTATCGGCAACGTTGCGCCGCAATGTTACTTTTAGTGGCTACATCAATAATCAGAGCGGGCTTGCGCTCTCGCCAAAGCTGAAGATTTACACTGCGAACGCGTTTAATAATTTTGGGATACTCACACTTCGCACCACTGTCAATCTGCAGACCTCGACTAATTTGAGTTGGACTTATCTGTCGGCAACCATCGACCTAACTTCGGTCACCAACGTTGCCAACGGCTTGTTGATATCGATTTTTATGCCATCGGGCACATTGAACGCGACGACGAAGTTCGTCCTGTTCAGCCGGCTGAAACTGCAGATCGGCGAAGTGGCAACGGAGTTTGTCGACGACCCGAGTCTTTTCGTCCAGGCGCCGAGCGTCGACTCGACGATGTTACAGGACGGGTGTCTCGCCCGGCCTGGCTTGTACGTCACTAATCCCGGCGTAATTCCCAAAGGTGCGTATGGCGCAGGATCGATTCAGAGTGCGGATATCGGTACGGGTGAGATCAAGGGGAGAAACCTCGATCCTGGCATATCGACCACAACATCAGCGCTTTTTACGACCCCGGCAGTTAACGCCAATGTCGCCATCACCGTAACCAGCGCAGCTCGTATTACCGCTGGCCTGGTGCTCACTGTTCAGGGAGCGGGTCTGTATTCGACCGTGAATGTAGCCGGTAGTGTTGTTACGGCAATGAATACGGGTGCTGCGGGTAACGCATCATCGGGAACAGCTATCGTTAGTGGAGCGACTGTCACCACCAGCGGAAACGCTGTAATTAGCGGCTTAGGATATACACCGATCAATAAAGCAGGGGACACCAATTGCGGAGGCTTGATGATCCTAAATGACTCGCCCGTTGGCACCGGCAGCTACGGATCAGCTGGAGTGCTGCTTCAGGGACTTTCGGCCAATGCATCTAATGACGGATATATGCCTGGCCTGGGTTTTTTGCGAACCGGCAGAGTCGGACGAGCTGTTGGTCTGGATATCAATGGAAGATTCAAGACCGTTGATTCGAATGGTGTCGTTGGTTATCTCTTGGACACTGTCACCAAGGTTGGCACGTCCGATATTCAGAATGCCGCGGTGACCCTGGCGAAGTTGGCTGCGGAGGTCATCAACATGATCATCCCGCCAGGGATCATGTCATTCTTTTCCGGACCGGCTCCTCCGTCTGGTTGGTTTCTTGCAGACGGATCAGCCGTGAGTCGCACCACCTACGCAGCGCTATTCACGGCAATCGGCACTTACTGGGGCTCGGGAGACAACGTTAGTACGTTCAACCTGCCGGATATGAGGGGCCGAGTGCCTCTGGGATACGTCAACACAGCGGTCGGAGGCATCACAGCTCGCGCCTTTGCCAGCAAGGGTGGCGAGGAGACTCATGTTACGACAGCGGCCGAAATGCCGAGCCACGTTCACGTGATGAATCATACGCACGGTTATATTTCGATAAATGCCGGTAGCGGTATTGCCAGCGGATCAGGTTGGGCGACAGTCGCCGCGACAACCACTGATATCTCAACCGGTATGCAAGCAGCCGGCGGAAATGGTGCGCATAACGTTATGCAGCCCTATTCAGTTGCCTACTGGATTGTTAAATATTAGGGGGCATGAACCAAGATGTCGCAGAAATTGCCAAAGAGTGGTTCGAGAAGCATGAGCCCGAAGGCTATCTGGCTTCTGTTATTATCCGTTGCTTTTTTTTCGGCAGTATTATCCGCCGGCCGGGATTTCTGCTCATGGGCGAGACGTCTTTTTGGGACGGCAAAACGATTTGGGTTGCGCCTCCGGAGAAAGCTAATGCGTGGTTTCTTTATTTCTGGTGTTCAACCAAACCCATGTCCTCGTATGAGCTTTGTCTGGAGGCACCGTTTCCATTAACCTATGTGGCGTTTAAACGAAGAGGTAAATACAAGGTACTCGAGTGGAAGAAGCTTTATGAAAAAGACATCGGATATAGAGCGCGACATTACGTTAGCGCGTAACCTAGAAAGGCAGGGTTAGCTATATCGGAGGAGGCGCGCCATCAGTACCAATAACTCGGCCGCCAGATGCGGCCCAGGAGTATCAGCAGTCGCTTGGTGCGTACATCAGCCAGGCGCCGGCACTCTATAGGGAGGAGTCGCAATATCAACCCCTGTATAATCAAATGCAGCAAGGCATTCAGGGATCAAATATCTCCTATTATGCCAATGCCATAGAGCAACAGTTACCAGCCGCGCAGACTGCTCTGCAGAATTCGCAGAATCAGGCAATTCAAAACGCTATCAACCAGTACGCGACCAATACGCCAGGGATTAACGCCTCGGTCATGGCGAACAATCCGGCGTTGCAACAGATCCAATCGATTGCCCAGCAGCAGCAAGGCGCCACGGGACCGGATCAGACCTTGCAAGGATTATTGAGTCAGGTGCAGCAGCAGAACCCTGGCCAGGTGCAGCAGTTGCAGAATCTGGCTTCCCAAGCTGGACGGATGTACGATCCGACAAATCAGCAATTGCAGGGGTTAAGCACTCAAGCGGGCGCGTATACTGGGCAAGGTGTCTCGGATCTCAGGGGGATTGCCGGTCAGGCTGCAGCAAACACGCGCAGTGACATTTTCAATCAGACGAAAGGTGCAGTGATGGGGCAATTGGGAAACCTCGATCCACTGACTCAACAGCTCTCCGATACCGCGCAGCAACAGTTGGCGCTCGGAGGACAAGTTAGCCAACAGGGTTTGCAAGACGCTGACCAAGCCGCTCGAGCGGCGTACAGTGCGCGCGGGATGCTCAATTCGAGCGGATCGATCGCTTCGGAAGTTCTCAACCGTGACCAAGTCCAGCAAGCGCGATTGCAGCAACGCGAACAGTTTGCGGCAGGCGTTGATCCGTTAGTCCAGTCGCAGATTCAACAGCGAACAGCCAATGCGATGGGTCTGACTTCCACCGACATTGCGGCCACGCAGCAGCATCAGGCTCTCGCCGGCCAAATGTATCAGGCCGCCGGCCAATTGGGGCAAGCCGGCACGCAGTTGCAAGGCAGCCTCCAAGGGCAAATTGCAGCCAATATTGGCAACGCTGCACAGCAGCAAGGAGCCATGACTCAGGCCGCGATCGGGACGCAACAAGCCGGAATACAACAAGCGCAAGGTCTGCAAGGCGGGATCCTTGATCAGATCTATCGCAATCAGCAAGCTGCCAGCGGCAACCAGCAGTATTTGTATGGAGCGCAAAGCGGTGCGCAAGGCGCTCTTTTGGGTGCGCAATCTGGTGGCGCAGGACTCTTAAGCAATATCATGGGAACGGTGCCGCAAATGGGAACAGGTTCGCCGAACCTATTCGCAGGAAGCGGATTGCTGCAATTGACCTCACAAAACCAGATGGCCGGATATAATCAGCTAAACTCAGCCAACCAGATGAACGCGCAATCAAGCGGACAAGCCAGAGGCGCGATGATCGGCGCTGTTGCCGGTGTTGCCGGTGCGGCCATTGTTGGAATAGGACTCTTTTAAAGCATATGATGATGATACCTGTCACTGTCGGAAAGAGCGCCATTCACGGGATAGGGATTTTTGCACTGTCACCAATCCAGAAGGGCGCCGTACTCTGGCAATACGAGCCTGGACTTGACCGAGCCATAAGCGAGTACTCGGTCAATTACGCTGAAAAACGGATTTCGCATTTCATTAGGCAACGTGGGTACATCAATCCTGGAAATCCGAAAGAGTGGATTCTTCCGATCGACGAATCACAATTTTGGAACTTTCCGAAACGGGGCGAACCGGCGAACACGGAGCTCGGCGGACTGCTCGACGGCGAGCACCTGATTCTCGCGGCGAGAAACATCGAGGCGAACGAGGAGCTTACGATCCCGCCGGAAAGCGACGCGGATTACGAGAGGAAAATGGAAGGACGACCATGACTCTGGAAGACAAGACGCTGGAATTTATCGAAGCGCAGATTCGCGTTTACCGAAATCCTGTCTTGTTTTGGAGTGGCGGGAAAGATTCAACGGCTCTTCTGCACTTGATGTATTCGCACGGGATTCGCATGCCGGTAGTCTATTTTCGCGACCCTTTCTTCCCGCGTAAGAATCGTTTCGTCAATCTGGTGATCGATTCCTACTTGCTCGAATGTCACGACTATCCACCGCTTCGCGTAAGTCTGAAGCACTCTCCGCAAATGATTGCCCTAGTGAGCGAGTATTCGACCGGGCCGGCGAGCACTGCAGCTGTCTTGAAAAACTCAATTACGTACCAGGATGGCGACGACGAACGCGACTTTCTTTGTGGCGTTAATTTCCTGTTGCGCCCATGTGGTACTTTCGCTTTTCCTTGGGACGTCGCACTTGTAGCGCACCGAAACGACGACACTGATCCGATCTTCGGTCCGATACCGTTGCACTCCAATATCGTCTATCGCGACGAAGGACCGGATTTTATCTTCCCTATTAGAGAATGGAGCGAAGCAGATGTCTGGGACTACACCGAACGATACGACGTCCCGATTCAGGCCGACCGATACGACGTCGCGAATCGCCGGGAGTGGCCCGACAAGACGTTTAATAGCGATTGGTATCCGACATGCTTTCGATGCGTCGATAAACGCACGCCAGGACAAATCGTGTTTTGTCCGAAAATGAAGCGGGACATCGTTAACGTGTCCGGTGCCGCTCCAGAGTTTGGACACGTATTCGATTACTTCGGAGAGAAAAAATGACCACTCCTCTAACACCCCCAACTTTCGGAGACAGATACAACGTAGGACTGACCGACATTGGGAGCGGCTACGCTGCGGGAATCACGTCCGCGGGCCAATCCATTGCGGGCGCGATCGGTGCCGTGATGGGCGGCATCAACCAGAGAACCGGGGAGGTGCAGCCCGGTATTCTTGACCAGAAAAAGTCGTCCGAAGACATGCTCGACATGCTGAAGATGCACGGGATGATGACCGACGACGAATATGAGAAAGCCAAGTCGAGCAGTCTGGGAGCACAGCAAAAATTCATCGGTCAAACCACCGCTGAGTTCAACATGAAACTACAAGCTCAACTCGAGCAGCAGAAAGCTCTGGCGGTACAGCAAGCCGAAAGTGCCTCCGCAATCACACGGCAAGGAATGGCAGGGCAATCGGCCGAAACAGTCGCCAGGATCGGTCTGCAGAGGCAGAATCCTGATGACACTACGTATGCGCGCAGACCTCCAGCCAATGCGCCCGTGCCGCTCCCAAACAGGTACGCACCTGATCAATCACTCACTGCTCCGCTTCCATCTACAAAACTATTCTAAGAAGGTCGAGTTATGGCTCAAGACGACGGCAGCTACTTCTTTGATCTCAAGAAAAGACAAGACGATGCCGACACGGTTGCCGCGCTAAAGTTCCTGCAAGAGCCAGCGACGCAGGTCGAGGACAGTGCGCGGGACCTGCAGCAGAGCCAAAGGATGACGGATCTGCAGTATCTGGCTTACGGAGATCCG